CACATTTGTCAAACAGGCGTTGGCACAGAAGCACGACTGGGGATTTGAGAAGCCGAAAAAATCTGAAAACTTAGGATTTTAGCCTTATTAACAAATGCAAATGTTAATTGTATAATTAAAAAAAGAAATCAAAAGGGGCGAATACCATGTTTAATACGAACAAATACAAATTCAATGTCGGGCAGAAAGTGCGAGTGCGTGAAGACCTATCGATTGGGGTGGAATACCCGAGCGAAGATGGTACAACTTCCAACTACTTCATCCTTGAAATGGCGGAGTATGCAGGGAAGCTGACCGAAATCATCGGCAGACGTAACGGGCAGTACGTCATCAAGGCAGATGCCATCCGGCTCTACACCGATACGATGTTACAAGATGTCTTCGAGGAAGAGGATGCGGAATTTGCCGAGGCGGATTATGAATTCAATGAAGAAGTAGAGCTTGTACTGGCTGAACTGATGGAGCATCAACGCTTACAGGCAATTGACCGGGCATTGGATGAGAAAATGCACCTGACCAATCCTACACAATTCCAAGAACTGGTCGATTTACGTTATAGATGAGGGATGAAATTGTGGGAATATTTCAGAATATTCTCACAATTCATTGACAAACGCAATGATTAATGGTATAATATAATTATAATAAAACACAAGGAGATGGTCGCTATGTACGCAACCCAAACACAAGCCACTCAAAAAGAAATGAAATTATTCAGTGGAAAGCGTAAACACTACTCCCAGATGTCCATCCAAGAAATTAACGGTCTTTTCAAACGGCTCCGTCAAGTTCGCTCAAACCAATGGCACCTTTCAGGACATGTATTTGACCGCTTAGAAGGAAAGGGAATCAACGCTACAAGAGCCGACATCATTTCATGTATCCATAATTCTACTTTGATTGAATATAAAATCGACGAACGGTTCAACGTATGTGACGAACGGGTGTTGCTCAGAGCAAACGCCATTGTCAATGATTGCTACAATCTGCATGTCGTATACAGCCTTACAAACAAAAGAGTGATAACGGTTTGGATTAACCATATCCGCGACCATCACAAGACGCTTGACTGGTCGCTCTATACAGCAGATATGAAAGTTTTCGGGGTGTGAGTTTTCACACCCGTTTTTCCTCTTGTGGAATTGTGACATTTTTCGACAAGTTTCGACTAATAAAGGTCGAAATAATGATTTAAATAGTTGTACTACACATGCTTGTGTGATAATATGGAACTAGTAGATGGGAGGTGGAATTTCTAACTTTGTCCGCAAAGCAAGGAACAAGAAGCTTTCTACGCTCAACCAAGGGAAAGATGAAGGACGTAAGATTTTATACAGAGAGCTAAACGTATTCAGTATTTTCAAGATGAACACGAAGAAACCTGTCACTACAAATCTTTAGTTGCTTCATTCCATCAGATTGGATAGACTTCAAACCATATAGAAATTTACCTGAAATTTCATCGTAAATCTAACTAAAATAAGGTTTAACGATATGGTGAATCGGGTAAGTAGGTTATAGGGAGAGAAATAGAAATCATAGGAGTGAAGACCAGATGCAGGCGACGCTGACAAACGTAAATAATAATTCTTTATTCAACCCAGACAGAAAAGTTGAATTTCTAACGCACATGATTGAAGAGGGAACCATTCAACCTAGGACGTCGACAAGTTACGCAAGAATATTTGGCATCACGAAAGAGTTTGAAGAGCGTTATCATAAAGAGTTGGCAGAATTTAGTATTAAAGAAATCGAGAAGATATTTTATGGATTTGAAGCAAACAACCGAAACACCATTGAAAGCTATGGAAGAATCATATCATCTTATTTAAACTGGGCAGTTAAGAACGGCTACGCAAAAGAAAATTATATGACAGAGAAGCAACTACGCAGATATGAAGAACAATGTGTAAATTATCAGGATGCTGTAATAATGAGATTGCTATTTGAAGGCGTAGGCGGAAAGCAACTATCTGAAATTAGAAGTTTGAAGAAATCGCAGGTCGATGTAGATAATAAGAGGCTGTTCCTGATGAATGAGGTGAATCATTCGGGTAGAGTGTTAGAGGTGGAGCAACGGACAATCGATTTAATAGAAGGTGCAATTAAGCAGATGGAATACCGCAAGAGCAACGGCGACATGGAACCAACGCCATTCAATAACGTGAGAGACTACACCGACCTTGTCGACAACGAATACGTGGTGCGTGCGTCTATCACAAAGACCGAGAACTTCCACTCACCAGTTGATAAATTTGTCATCTACAGAAGAATCGAAACAATTGCCAAGAGCCTAGGGATTGAAGATTTGACAGCCAAGTTTATCCAACGCAGTGGGATGGTCCATCAGGCAAGCAAGCTGATGAAGGATGGAGAGCTTTCACTGGATGATTTGAAGTTAGTAGCTGACCGTTTCAACATGAAATCATATCACAACCTGAAAGGATTCCTGACAGCCAACAACGTCTCGAAAGTCTACGGGAAGGGCTGAGTAGTATGGACGAGAAAAAGCACCGTAGCCCTATCAAACATAAGACAGAAATAAAAATCAACAAGAAGAAGATGAAGGCGATACTGGATTGTAAAGGTCTAGAATACATGGACCTTTACAATCAGATTGTCGCTCAGTTCGGACTGGACCTGTCCTACAAAGGATTCATGAGCATTGTCGCCGGGAAAGCCACGTGGAAGCTGTTATACGCATACGCTGTAATTGATGTCCTTAATGTCCAAATTATGGACATTTTTGAATTGGTGGAGGTGAGCGATGAAGAGGTGGAATGAATTTCGCAACGTGATGTGACATTTATCACATAAATACAATAAAAGTCTTGGGTGCCTGTATAATATTTACTAAAAAGTATTCAGAAAAGTGGCAATTAGACTAGACAAGCTTATACAAACATGGTAACATGGATTTAAGAGAAGACGGGGCTATATCTTCCCGTCCGACCGTACTCAACAGCGGGGAGAGAATGCCATGACAATGCATCAACTAGCAACAAATGAGACGGTAGAGAGATTTATCATTTCTATCAAGCTACCCTATGATTTGGCAAAGGCGATTCTGAAAGACGAGCAGGATTGCCGGTTATTTTACGATGACTACTACAATAAGCAAAAAGGGTGCAGGCTGACGGATGCGTTGCTTGACTTCCGTGAAGATAAAATCAAGAACTCTGGAATCACTTTGGAAACTTTCCTGTCCAGATGCCACCTTGGAGAAGGGTTGACCAAAGCCGTATTCGAGGAAACCTTTTTTGAAACGTTAAGCGATGACGATGTGGGAAAACTGACAGATGCCATCTATGGCTTCGAAATCACCTTGGAAGAACTCTTCAACAACTTCCAGAAAAGCCCAAACAGAAAAATTTGCAGTTATGTAATATAGTCGCTAGACAAGTGCAATTGTTTATGGTATGATTTATTTATGTTGAACAGGGAGCCGACATTTCTCCCTTCAATATAAGTGCCAAAAATAATCACATATAAGAAGGAGTTAGATTCAGTTATGGCGGATTTGCAACAAACGAAGAATACATTCAAGGTCGTCGGGCGTGTCACACGGCTTGACAAAGATGGTGCTTACAAAGAGGAGCAGATGACAAAAGGAAAGCGGCAAGGTGACGTGTATCGCTCATTGCGTTTCGGCGTGAAGACGTCGGCAACGAACGAAATTACGGTTTCTATGTTTGACTATGAGCCGGATAAAGTCTTTCTATGGAATAGCGACAAGCGGAAGGAAGACCCGAGCTACAAAGGCGAGACGGTTTCCTTCTATGAATGGGAAGAGCGGAAGGATGAGTTGAAGGAGCAGGGTTATGCAGTCCTACAAACCCGAGTCGGTCTGACGCATGGCGATGACGGAAAAATCAAATCCGAAGGTCTGCCGAGCTACGTAGCATCCGAACATATCTTCGAGAACCTTCGCAATGGCGATTCCGTGGCAGTGGAAGGCGAAATCCGCTACAGCCGCTACACGAACCAGAAGGGTGAGGAGAAAGAGCAGACTACATATACCATCAAGAAAATCTTCAAGCTCTATGAAGAAATCGATTTCGAAGCAGAAGACTTCGAAGAAATCACTTACTTCGAGCAAGACTTGGTCTTCGTGGAAGCCGATACCGACAAAGAACTTGGAAAAGTATACGTTACCGGTCGCACCATCGACTATAAAGGCAACTTCTTCGACTCCCAATTCATCGTCAATTACAAGGATGCAGAGGGCAAGAACGACCCAGACATGGTTAAACTGGCAGGGGCATTCACCAAGGTCTTCAAGTTCGGCGACGTGTTGAAAGTATTCGGGCAAACAGTCAACCGTGTCGTACTACGCGAAGTAGAGGCAGAGGATGAAAACGAAACCGACCTGTTTGCGGCATATGGCGGTAAGAAAAAGCCGAAGCACGCCGAGAAATTCGCGGCACGCGACTACATTTCTGAAATGTCCATCGAAGGGGTGGAAGAATTCGACCAAGGCGTCTACACGGAAGATGATTTCGTAAAAGATGAACTACTGGAAGAAGAATCCGAGAAAAAATCGGAATTCGGCGGCAAGGATAAGAAGAATCCATTTGACAAGAAAGTAGACGAGGACCCATTCAGCGACGGCTCCAGTCCAATCGAAATCAGTGACGATGATTTACCGTTCTGATGGTAGAATATGGAATTAACAAACATACATAAAAACAATAGATAATGACATATGGTTGGGTGCTGACAGAAACGGCTCCAACCATATGCATTGTCGTTCCCACTCCTATACAGCACACCTGAAATATTGCTACGAAAAGTCTGCTATACAGCGAGTGCCAAATATTTCTACGCAAACACATAGAACACAGGGCACAAAAAAAGTGGAACAGCCCCCACGCATTTTTTTGCGAAAAGGGGAAATTTTTAAATGGGTAGACTATCAAACAAACAGCCGCACAAAGTTGTGGCGGATGCGTTCGAATACAAATACGTAATTGCAGGACGTCCGAAATCAGGGAAAACCTCATTGGTGCACGGAATCGTCAAGGAGAAATACGATGGCGACCTTTCAAAGCTGTTGCTCATTGCCTTCGAAAAAGGATACAAGGCACTCAATGGTATTCACGCCGATGACATCAAGACATGGGAAGACTTCCGCGAGCTAGTGGAGGAATTGGTCACAGACAAAGATGAATTGCCATATAAAATCCTTGCCCTCGATACAGTTGATGTCATGGGGAAATTAGCCGCTAAATACGTACTGAAATTGCAGGGACGCAAAGATGGCGGCAAGAAATATACGGCACTCAATGACCTAGGATACGGGAAGGGTCATGACTTGATGGAGACGGAAATGAGCGAACAGCTTTCTAAATTGGAAAATGCTGGATATTCCTTGATTTTCATCACTCATGACAAGGATAAGCAATTTGAATCACGCGAAGGTGTCAAGTTCGACAAGACCATCCTCTCCCTTGGTGGACGGGTACGCGACCTCATTTTGAACATGGTTGACTTCGTCGTATTCGTAGAGCTTGGCAAGGAATTGGAAAAGGGCAGACAAGTGGACAAACGCTACATCTATTTCCGTGGCGACTCAGGATTGGAAGCAGGAAGTCGATTCAAGCACGTTCCGAACCGCATTGACTATGACTTCAAAGGATTCGTCGATACGGTAGAGGAAGCCATTCTAGCGGAGTACGATGGCGATGTTAAAGAGGTCGAAAAGGCGAAGAAAGAGCAGAAGAAACAGAAGGATGCAGAAGTGCAGGAATATATGGAAACTCTGGACGACAGTGTGGAATCACCCGCTGAACTGATTGCAGAAATTGGTGAACGTGTTAAAACGATGGACAAAGATGAAAAGTTGGCAGTGGCAGAATTCTTCTTGGAAAAACTGGGAATGAAGGATTACCGCAAGTCGAAAGACGCAGAAGCCTTGGCGGAAGTATTGGAAGCACTAAGAAGCAGAGAAACAGAATAATCAATGGTGTGGATGGTGGGCTTGCCTGTCATCCACAATTTTGAACTCATTGGGAGTGGAGAAATGAAAGTCCTCACGATATACGGACCAGTAGGCATCCTTCTCATCATGTTCATCCTTATAGTTTCGGTGGAGCGGCAGGACCGCATGGAGCACGCCATTGAAATAAAGACAAATGAACTGAATCAGCGACGGGAAGAAGTATGGGATTTGGAGCAACTGGTGCAAGCACAAGATGATGCTATTTTTGTAAAAGATAATATCATCATCAAACAAGAGAAGCATGCAAGGCATTATGTGCGAGAAGCAGAAAAACGCCAGAAGCTATTTCAAGAGCAGAAGAAAGCCTTGGGCGATGCAAAGAAACGCCTATCCGAAGCCGAGAATGCATTAAAGCAAGAACAGACGAAAGTAAGGACTTCTGAGAACCGCAACAAAAAAGGGGAAACGACGGAAGAGTCAGAGAAATCAGATGAAGAAGATGCTGAAAAAGCCGTACTTCCCATCGAGCCGCCCAATACAGAGCCTGAAATTGAGGAACCTACACCTGTAGAAGAAGAGGCTAATCCTGAACCGCCAAAAGAAGAGCCGAAAACCGAGCCAGAGCCGGAAGAACCAAAGGAAGAAGAGCCGGAAATTACACCGCCACCAGAACCTGAGCCTGAACCTGAACCTGAGCCGGAACCTGAGCCAAAACCGGAAGAGCCGGAAGGAAATGCGGCAATGACAATGGAGGCAACTGCTTACATCGCTTTTTGTGATACTGGATGCATCGGATTCACTGCTACAGGCTACGATGTCCGAAACACCATCTATTACGAAGGGAAGCGGATTATAGCGGTTGACCCCAACGTCATCCCGTTGAATAGCATCGTAAGAGTTGAGACGCAGGATGGCAACAGCTTCAACGCCATCGCACTTGACACAGGCGGTCATATCAAAGGGAATCGCGTCGATTTGCTAGTGGAAACAACAGCAGAGGCATTTGCGTTCGGAAGGCAGAATTTAAAAGTTACCATACTTGAATAGAGGGAGTGGTATAAGATGGCAATTATTATTCTCGAAGGTTGCGACGGAGCCGGTAAGAGTACATTAGCAGAAGAATTACATAGAAGAACGGGATATGAAATCGTCAAAGGGAGCAGTTTTGAGATTGCACAACAAGGTACGACCGCCATGTTTGACCATATGATGGGATTGCTTAACCGTAACAACATCATAATCGACCGATTCTACATGTCAAATTTTGTATATGGAAACCTATACGGATACCCCACAATGAGCAAGCGGCAATTCATCGAGCTGTCAACAGCGGCAGAGGCGAAAGCATTGACAGTTTATTTGACTGCATGCCCGGAAGTATTGGAGAAACGAATCAAAAACCGTGGAGATGACATGGTGAAGGTTGAACGCATTCCGAAGATTTTGGAATACTACAACAACGCAATTAATCGTCCGTCCACCTATCAGGCTTCATTGCTGACAGTGAACAGCACGCATTACCACGTAAAATCATCGGCGGCAATGATTGTCGAATTCGCCAAGATGGTGGAGCGGCAAATCTACATGAAACAGGATGAATTGTCGTAAAGAGTTTCCGAAAGGAGGCTCTTTTTCGTAGCAGAGAGCCTTTACAGTAACAAAATATAATGATATAATATTTATATCAGTATGGAAGGAGAAAAAAATCATGGCAAAAACTACCAGAAAGTGTCATTTCTGCAAAGTGAATGACACCAACAAGGAAGATATGATAACGGAAACCGTCCAAGGCAAGAAAACCACCTACAGGTATTTTCACTCCGATTGCCACCCACGCTATTTGAGACAGCAGGCATTCCGGGAGAAAGAGCGGCAAGAACTGGATGTCCTGAATGACGTCATCATGAAAATATATGGCGTCAAAACGGTCCCGAATTCCGCGTTTCCATTGTTGCAGGATTTGCGGAACGGCAATAAATTCTTCGGAAAAAGGGATTATAAATACAAGCAAGGGTACTCCTATCTCCTCATTGCCAAAACCTTCGAATACGTATCGGATAGCATCGAATACGCCAACGCCAATAAAAACTTCAACGGATTCAACCAAGCTTTCCGTTACGGATTGGCGATAGTTTGCGACAAGCTGATGGTGGTCGAAAACATGCAGAAGAACGAGAAGATGCAGGAGAAGAAAATCGAAGTCTATCTGGAGAGGACAGGTCCAGTGGAAGAGCAGTTTCAATCAAGCTACAAGCCGAAGAAGAAGGCGGAGCACGATATATCGGACTTCCTAGATGATTAATGGGGTGTGGAAATGGCAAAGGATACAACTGTAGAAATTGCACGGAAAGAAGTGGAGAAGATTGCCCAGAACGCCCAGATTAACGAGGCGTATCTTGTTGGCTTGCTCTGGGCTGACCCCTTCAACAATTATTCGGAATATGCTGACACGATGGAGCAGGATGAATTCTATCATGATGTCTGGGGATTCTATTTTGAACTTGGCAAGCGGATGTACATGGACGGCGTCAAAACATTCGACGATATCACTGTATACACAAAAGTCAAAGAGTATAATGTCGAAGAGCATTTCACGGAATACGGGAAGATGGAGACGATTGAGGATGCTGTAGATATCGTCAAGGCTCATTCGGACAACATCGATTATTACTACGAAGCGACAAAACGGAATTACACCATCAAGCAATTGTACCTGCTTTTCGGCGAAAAGGTCCTTATCAAAAAGAACCGTTACGATTATGAGAAGATGACGCGGGAACAGCTTACGACATACTGGACCGACAAGATGAATAAAATCGGCTTGAACAACCTCAATAATTACGAAGCCGAAAACTTGTACATAGAACCTGAATTATTCTTCCAGAAGCTAATTGAAGATTCTTCTGAAATGTTGCCGTTTTATAACAGCTACCACATGAACAGCATCACACAAGGCGTGCCGCGAGGTGCAGTGACAATGGTTGGCGGATTCGGGAACTCCGGGAAATCGTCGTTGGTAGCCGAGAAATTCGTCATGAGTTGCATCGCAAACAATGAAAAACTTATGATTGTCCTAAACGAAGAAGACGCCCAATCATTCCGGCAAAAGATTGTCCTATCCATTATGTTCCACGAACATAAGACGGGAATCGACCGGAAGCGATTTGCTAACGGGAAACTCAACGATTCAGATAAAGAGAAAATCGCTAAAGCATTGGAACGCATGCATGAATTGATGGATGGCGACGACGCACAGGTTAAAGTTATTTACATGAACAAATATGTCATGAAAGATTTAGAAAAAATTGTCCGTTTTTGGTCCAATCGAGGATATGGCTCACTTATGATTGACACTCACAAGATTTCCGATGAATCAACACACGACAAACGATGGGAAACATTCGTCGAGGACGGAAGAATGCAGGCGGCTTGAACTTGCGGACAGTGCTCACTTGCCAGTTATCCGATTCCGCCATCAAAAACCGATTCCTGACATTCGATGCGTTATCGGAGGGGAAAGCCGCAAAGAACGAAATGGCGATTGTCTTCATGTTCCGCACCGTATTCTCAGATGAGTATAAGGACGGGAAGAAGAAGTTGAAATGCTTCCGGTATAAGAAAGATGAACGGTCTGGAGAGTACGTAAAAGAAGAATTCTATCTTGAAGACATGAGCAAAACTTATTACTTGCTATTTACACCAAAGAATCGCACAGGTCCGAATACCGATAATGGGCAGGCTGTACTGGTCCTTGAGGTCGATTTCAACTTCAACCACTTCAAGGAAATCGGCTATACGTATGTCCCGAAGGATTACAATTAATTACCAATAAAAAGTTTTAAATAACACTAGACAAATGATACAACTAATGGTATAATGTTTACAAGAGGTGATTCGATGCAATGTCAGACTTGAAGGCAATAAAAAAACGAATCCTCAAGGAGGATAAAATTGAGCAGATTTACGAAGCGATGGGCTGTGAGTACATGTCCATCCGCCGGAACCGCATTGAAGCCCAATTGCCTCCGCAATTCCATTCGGACAATCGCAGAAGCGTCCAGACCAAGTTTAATGAGCATCTTTCATCATCCATCCGCAACAGAAGTTTTTCGGGTGATATCTACTCATTGGTTTCCTATATTGTCCATAATAAGCGGACAGAACAGGAATTCACCAGTGACCTTCCGAATGCCAAGAAATTCATCTGTGAGACTTTAGGATGGCGTGAATTCTTGAAAGGGGGCGATTACGAGCGGCGTACCGACCATGTGGCACCGCTGAAAGCGATACTCAAAGGTAAGCAACGCAGGCAGGAAGTCAAGCCGAACCCGGTCTTGCCGGAGTCCATTTTGGATGAGTATCTCCCGTACCCATCCTTTGATTGGATGAAGGAAGGCATATCGTATCAGACGCAGAAACTATACGATGTCCGCTTCGACCTAGAGAGCAAGCGGATAATCCTGCCGATGCGAAACCGTTTCGGGGAACTGGTCGGCGTCAAAGGTCGCATCCTGCACGATGAAGATGATGAACGCAAATATCTCTACCTTCACCAATTCAACAACAGTCAGGAGCTTTTCAACTTCCACTACGCCCATCCATATATCTTAATGGAAAAGCGGGTCTACATCTTCGAAGGAGAGAAAAGCGTTTTAAAAATGCACGACGCAGGCGTATTCAATGCCGTCGCCTTCGGGAGCAGTGATTTGTCTGATGTACAGGCACAAATCATCCGGCAATGCGGTCTTGACATTGAAATCGTCCTTTGCTATGACACCGATAAATTCCCAAAAGAAGTTTCGTCGAAAGTCATGGAAGAAATCAACAAAGGGGAAGGCATAAAAAGTATGCCGGAGGAAGTAAAAAAGGCAGTTGAGTTGTTTACAGGACGGAAGGTATATGCTATCATAGATATGCAAGGACATTTAGGGGAGAAGGAAAGCCCCATCGATAGAGGTTTGGACCTATTCCAAGTGTTGGAACGTGAGCATTGCTACCCAATTCGGTTAGCAGTTTAATCTTCATCCGAAGTGCAAAAAATAATGACAAAAAGGGGAAATCACAATGACTGATAACAAGAACATGCTAAAAACAAAGAACAACCGTGCCGAAGTAAAATCCGTGCCAAAGAAAAAATTCTACGGGGTCGTCGAGTACAAGTACACAAAGAAAGACGAAAAAGGCAAGGATGTTTCGGTCACAAAGACAGCGGTCTTGAAGTTAGACGAAAAGATGACACGCCTACATGCTAAGAAAGAAATAAACGCCATGGCGAAGTCATTCGGCGGCAAAGTAACTTATTTCGGTGCAGTCAAGAACTCCTAGTCGTTTAGCCATCGCATCTCACTTAGATGCAAAAAATAACCATATAATGGGGGAAATTCATTATGAAAAGATTTGTTGTTGTGGATAAAGAAGCAATGGCACAAGGTTATCAGGAAATGGCTGAACTGAACTTGGGAATTTCGAATAGCGAACTGGCATCGGAAGAAGAGGGATGGAGAGCGTGGTATGATGTGGAAACAAAGGAAATCGGAGGTAGTGCCTAATAGAAAGGATTCAGTAATCGATAGGGTTGCCAAAATCAGAGGGATTGAAGACCCTCAGCGATTCCTGAACCCGACAAAAGAAGAGTTGCACAGCCCGTATCTGATGAAGAACATGGAGAAAGCGGCGGAACGCATTGCGACGGCGATTGTCAATAAGGAGCGGATAGTCGTCTCTTATGACCCTGATACCGACGGTTTGGCATCTGCCACTATCATGATTCGCTACCTACGCCGGAACCATGCCATGGTCGATTATATCTATGGTCAGCGTGGAAGCGGTCACGGCATCGATGGCATGGTCAAACTGAAAAAGGACGATGATTCCGAGCGTGACGCTTTGAACCGCCAGAACATCGAAAAAATCTTGGATGCCGACCTGCTGATTCTGGTGGACTCCTCATCCAATGATGTGAAGTCCTGCAAGAAAATTGCAGAGCGTGAAATCGACGTCATCGTCTTGGACCACCACGGCATCGAAGAGGAAAACCCTTATGTGACATTGGTCAATCCGCAACAGGATGGGTGCGAATATCCAAACAAGCACCTGTCTGGTGCAGGAGTGGTCTTCAAGACATTGCAGGTGGTAGAAGAGGTCTTACAGCACGGATTTGGAATGGGCGGCAATGCCGACCCGTTCGACTACATCGATTTGGTGGCGGTCGGCATGTATGGCGATGTGATGAGGGTGGACGTACCGGAAAACCGATACCTCATTATGGAGGGTATGCGGAACATGAAAAATCCGGGGCTAGTCCGTATTTTGAAGAGCGGGAAAGCCGATTTATTCAAGATAAATTGTGCATCCATCGCCTTCACCATCTCACCATTGCTCAATGCAGTAGCACGTATGGACCGACTGGAATTGGCGATTGATATGCTATTGGCAGAAGACGATAAGGATTGCCAGAAAATTCAGCGGGAAATGAAGAAAGTCAATGAAGTGCGGAAGATTCGCCAGAAGGAAATCACCGAGCAGTATGAGGTCAAGATAGACCCGAGCAAGAAAGTGCTGATTGTCATTGACGAGCATTCAAGCCGTGGATTCAACGGCATTGTCGCCCAACAGCTATCAGACCGCTTCAAGCGACCTGTCATTGTAGGTAGGCGGCATAAAGGGGAAATCAGCGGGAGCTTCCGCAGTTTCAACGATTTCCAGATGAGGTCTTTCCTGAAAGAATTCGGCAACAATATCGAAGCAGTCGGACACGAACCCGCAGGCGGAGTCACAGTCAAGGAAGAACTGCTTCATCAACTTGAAGCATACATAGACAGCAACATGCCGGAACTCTCGAAAAAAGAGCAGGTACTGGAATATGATTTTGAAATTGAAGTTGGCGAGGTCGGGAAGTACGTCAAGGCAGTGGAGCAATTCAACCTGCTGTATGGAAACGGCTTCGACAAAATCACTACACGGGTGAACGGCATCTGCGTAGACGAGGCAAAAATCATCGGTGCTTCTGCTGAAACGTGCAAGGTCAGCACATTCGACAGTTTCGAGCTAATCAAATTCCGGGTGCCGGAGAGCTATGGCTCAGACTTGGAATGCTTCGACAATATATCGGCAGTAGGGCAGTTGCAAATCAACGAATTCTACAACTTCCATACAAAAAAGAAGACCATCACCAACCAGATGATTATTGAGGATTATAAAAGGCATTAAAAAAGAATGGGGATTATTCACTTAATTCCCATTTTCCTATAGACATAAACAAAAAATAATGGTATAATGGAGGAAAGTCAATGGTAGTGTTAATGGAATTCGCAAAATTTCTGCTCACCTATTTGGTCGGCATAAGTATCGGAATTGCCATCCTGTTGGTTTTGGTTGTTGCATCTTATATGCTTCGGGCACATATCAAGCGGACAATATATTTTATCTGGTCGAAGGTCGCCATGGAAAGCTATGCCACCCATCTTCGAAGAGAAGAAGCGGAGAGAGGCTTTAAGGAGCGAGAAGAATGAGATGGAAATTCGATAAAGACAGCATGAGCAAAAAACTGGATGAAGCAAAATTCGAACTCAAATACCACCTGCATGTGATGCGGCATTTGACAAGATATGAAATGATTCTCTACATCGTGCAGGTAATATTCGGGCGTGATTGCATGAGAGGCAGACACTGCCTTGGTCAAGCATCATTGAAGAAACTGGATACGCGGCACCGTGATGAAATGTCTAACTACGTATTCTATTGCGACAAATGCCACCGGGAAGCGGAAAAAATACTTGAACGATTCTGGGTGGAATTCACACCTCTCGAAGAGTCTTCAATTGACATAACAGATGAGGAAGTTGCAAGTACGGAAGATGCTTTCATTGTCTCAAGAAGACGGGAACGCAGACAGCTTCAAACGCCCAAGTCAACAGACCAATAACACAAACAGGGGGAATTAAAATGAAAACACTTGCAAAAGTCAACACATCAGTCATGTCAGAGGATAGCACAAGACAGTTGGCATCGGTATTCTTCGTCGAGGTATCGAGCAACGTATATTTGCTGAAAAAACACAGACAATCGAACTGTATTGGAAAATATGTGGACGGCGGATGCGTAGCCAAGGAATTGAACACCAACTTCAATGTCGCAATCAAAAAACTGAATGGAGATTTGATGGCAAACTTCACACGTGAGAGCCGCAGGGAATTTCTTGCCAACACGATTAACAGAGAAATTATCTGATTATTCTGTAGACAAATAATCGTATATATGATACACTTGTCTTAACCATTAATTCAGGTGCGGGACACCTGAATGGTTTCCTATAAGCATATGAAGAACGGTGGCGGGGCACTCAGCTTAAAAGCAGTGTCCCGCTTATATTTTATCCAGAAAGTTATCCGCAGTAAAACAAGAACATAAGTTCTATTTCCCCCCATGCATAATCTGCATGGGGGGATGGGTGCAGAATCTGCATGGGGGTCATATATTGTGTTTTCTAAATCCTATAATCAATATATTGTGTTTTTAGGTATAATGTATTAGGTACATAGGGTGGGTGAAATATTTGCATGGGGGGATGCAGAATCTGCATGGGTGCAGTATTTTCACCCGGTGGGTGCAGTAGTTTCACCCGGTGGGTGCAGAATCTGCATACAAATAAATACAATGTTTAAGAACTTCAATCTTTAAGAATTACAATTATTTATAATATACACATCCACTCACGTGTAAAAGGATTTAAGAAAAAAAGAAAAGCCCACTGGCATAAAACAGTGGACTTTGCAAGAAGTTTTTGCTATGATTTAATCAAACGACAATCTAGTGATTTTCCTTTCTCTTGTCTCGGTGATAAACTTGGCATGTTCTTCACGTAGACGCTCTGGCAGAAGCTCTACTTGTTTATCGGTCAAAAACGGAATAGTTCTGGACAACAGGTACAAATTCTGGATATTTGTGCCTCTCTTTTTGTCCTTTACGTGGATGACGACCACGAAATTCAAATCCTGCAAATCTCTCATATAGTTTTGGACAGACCGTTTACTTACACCCATCATTAAAGCTAGATAAGTTGTTGTCGGAAACGAATGGTCCTTCTCTCCATATGCCATCTTGGAAAGTTGCAGATAAAGCGTAAATGCTCCAACACCCATCAAGGGCATCCAGAATGTCAGGACGTAGTTTGAAACCCATGTTTTCTGACCAATCATTTCCGGTATCGGGTTGGACGGATTGATAATGTAATCATTGATTTCTTCTCGGTTTTTCAGCTTCTTCGTCGCACCTGACAATAGCAAGACCTCAAATTCATGGTCTTCGCTGAATATGTCAAACTTCTTATTACTCACGATTTTCCCTCCCTTCGTTTCCCAATTAGCAACAAATAATTGCTTATCTTCATATTACTCCTTGTTATAATCGGATGTCAAACGAAATCCGTGATATTTGTTCTTGACTGGTGCAAAAATTAATGGTATAATGTTTACATATCGAGGAGGTGGATGTGCTGATGAAGAATTTCTGGAAGCGGCTGAACTGCAAGCATGATTACCATGTCATGAATTCCTATATGGAGACTTTCATGGACCGCAATGCAAACTCTTTCTCAAGGTTGCAGTATAGCTTGTTTTGCCCAAAGTGCGATAAGACCACAAGAGTTGACGCAGTAAGATACGACGAAAAAAAGAAAGAAGAAGAAACAAAACGGAAGATAAAAGAGCGATATGCAAAAGGTGCGGAAGAATGAGAAGATACTTCAATTGGTTGCTCGGACCCGCATGTGAACATGACTATTTCATCCAAAAGAAATATTACGACTCCTATGTTGACGATAGCGGGTATCGATATAAGGTAGTTGTCTACAAACGCTACATTCTGAAATGCCGGGAGTGCGGCAGGAAGAAAGACACTAGTGACCCGTGGCAGGCGAATGAAAAGCCGAAGGCACAACGCGATGCCGAACTAAATGAACGCTTAAAGCTACAGGTGGAAGCCCGAAAGCGAGTGGAGGCAAAAATCCAAGCAAAGAAGGGGAAATCATGAAGATTGTATTGATTGTGGAAGGGGTGAAGGATGCAGAGCAGATTCACAACGCATTCGACGGGAACCCCAGTATCAGGACCTTGGTGACGGAAGGGACCAAATTCAACAACCGAATCATTGCCGAATTGGAAGACTGCATACGGGATGAAGAGTGCAAGGTCTACATTTTCTCAGACCCAGATGTTGCAGGCTTGCAAATAAGTGAAATGATTCAGAATGTGTACCCTGACATTCCAAGAATTGAACCGGATTTGAAGGAGTGCTCCTACTTTACCGGCAAACGCTTCAAGGCAGGCGTAGAATATGCGTCCTTTAAATACTTGAGGAAAATCATCAGCCCAATCCTTGGAATCGAATACATAGAAGAAGAAACCATCAATTGGGAGTAGGTGAGCGTTATGTGGAGACAAAAGAACTGGAAGTTGCTGAATGACCATCTATGGATTCAGTTGAATGGCAAGACTGATTACCTGCCGCCGATATTCAATTTGGGTGCGAGCATCGGAACGATGGGGATACACCTAGAATTGGTGTTTTTCGATATCGATATTTGGTGGGCAGGAGAAGACAGAAAATACAGAGAGTAGGCGGGGCAATGTTTTATTATGTTGGGCTTTTCCTGTTGGCGTGGCTTGCGATGGGGTTTTTGACCGGAATCAAGCTTTTGTATGTTGATAAGAAATTGACGGATGATGCCATTGGAGAAATGTATGAAAATGCGACCACGGACGGAGAGAGACGTGTTGCCACGCTGTTGTCGAGCAAACGTTATGTGCTGACGCTTTCCACTCTGCTGGGATTTGTTGCATTTGGGTTTGACACCTATGGCACATTGCAGGAAGCTAGGAATGCAGTGAGAAATTTCTTCAACAAACATAAGAATTAACCATAGAGGAGTGATTGGCATGGCTTACAAATTCAAAGGCTACTCTTGGCATGAGTTGGCAGAAGTGTGGGGGATAACCCTGACACCTGAATCTCTAAACGCAAAAGTCGTCGATGAAAATGGCGAAGACACTGGTGAGGTTATCGATATGGGAATGACACCTGAGAGAATCGACCGCGTCCTCTATATTAATGGCATGAAGATGTCTTTCCAACTGGATGACGAAGAGGAAGTGTTGGCTGAGAAAGTGAAACAGCACATTGATGAGAATGTCGACTCCCGTACAGGTGATTTCAAAAACCCACAGATGCGGAGAGATTTGGTGGCGTTTCTGACCAAGTTGGCTGACGAAGAGGATAAGACTGGATACAATGCACCTGTTTTCCGTGCAATTGCCGCTATTGAAGGCGATTCCACGATGGCAAAATGGGTTTCTGAGAATCTGGAAGAATTGTGGTCGTAAGCCGAATTTCAAAGCCGCTCAATAGAGCGGTTTTGGACTAGGCAAATAATTGGATAAAACAGCAGTTTTAACCAATTCAAAAAAAACGGACGTAGACCGAAACTATTTTATGTGAGGTGATATAATGCGTTGGTTTAAAAAGAAGGGAAAACTAAAAGAAACGCCTATGGATGAAATGAAATGCAAGTGTGGCTTTCCTATACCACCGCCCACTAGATTGATTCGTGACTTTCCTTACAAAAGGATTATTCGGAAGTTAGAATTTAAATGTAGGCGATGCGGAAAAGTCACTTCTTACAATGGTTAATCAAGCCGTTCGCCCATAGGTACGCGGAGCAAGACCAATTAGGGGGTATTGCGATGGAATTAATCTCTCAATTATTTGAGATAGTCATTGGAGCCTTGGGGTTTATGTTATTCTATGCAGGATATATGCTTTTTGTTTTTTTGGTTTTCAGTTGAAGGTATGCCCCTAAGAGCCAACATATGATAAGGAGTAATCAATATGAAAAAACAGGCATATGAAGAAGTGTTTGATATGCTCTACGGTTTCTTGTCTAAATGCGTGAGCCACGTCAAGGATGCCTTTCATGCAAGAGACTGCATCGTCTGTGACCAAGAAGATTCCATCCATTATGACGACTATAAATGCTTATACACGGAAGATTGTACGGGGTGCCGATTCTGTAAACTAGGAACAATACAAGTGGTGCGTTGCGAAAACCCGGGATGCCTATTACATTTAAAGGAGAAAAAAGAGAAATGATAAGAAAGTCCAAAAAACCCGTCTATACCTATGATGCGAAACTTGTAGAGGTGATTGATGGGGATACATACAAACTGATGGTCGATTTAGGATTCAGCATACACCATGTGGTCCATGTCAGAATCAGAGGCATCAATACGGCTGAAATATACGGTGCCGAAGCGGAAGAGGGATTCATGGTTGCCGATTATGTAAGGGATATGTTTCTTAAAGCGAAGAAAATAGTCGTTGAGACGCAGTACATCAAGACGTTCGCACGTTTTGAGGCAGATGTCTTTCTGGATGGCATGGATTTAGCGGAGCACTTGCTGACCGAAGGGTTTGCCGACCTGTCTTAATTGTTTTTAAAAAACCTTGACTAAAGGCAAAAATAATGGTATAATAAAAGAAAAAAGGGAGCGATGAGAAATGGATGCAGAAAAAACGATTGAAAAATTGAAGAACTTTACGGTACGGGTATATATGAAGAGCGGCAATCGCTTTGACCATATCATCAAGGCGGCATCCTCGGAAGAAGTGCACAAGCATATGTCTGATAAAATCATTAAGAGTGATTGGATTTCCGGCTTCGGCTCTGAAACATTCCGCACATCAGAAGTGGAAAGTTTCAGTGTGAAAGAAGGCTTCTGATATGGAGCCGAAACTGAGAATGAGGCTTTGCGAATTCAAATTGATGCTGATAAAGATGACGGACGTTTATAACGGCGGTCTGGAAGTGAAGGAGATACATCACGACGGAGAGCTTTCAGCAGTCAAGGTTTACAATGTGGATTCATTCAACAGTGCAGACAACCGGCAGGTAACCTTACATGATGAATGGCTGTACACGGTCATAATCCGTGACGGAATTGTCCAACATATGATTTCCGAATCCAGATACATACCGCTGAGTAGGAAGCTTAGAGGCGTCCGCATATTGCCGAACGATTTCTATACTAGCGGAATCCCAGCTTCGAAACAGAATGATGACTACTAGTGGCAGGAAGGAGTGGGTTGCATGAAATTTCCAAAAGGCAAAATAGCAATTGCGAAAAATGGAGAGCATAATTTTGAAGTCGGGTCTGATATTGAATTTATTAGAATGGATAAAATATCAGAATCATCCGTCTATGTGTATGTCTTTGCAGGAAAGTCTATAAATGGCGATTTTCGAACAATCCAATTCCTAAACGATAAAGAATTCAATTGGAAGGAGTGAATTATATGCGAACAACTGATGAATTTGTCTTTTTTTGGGGAAATCAGGATATCTATTCGAATTTCTATCCAGAGACATTTGTGCATGATGAAATCCGTTTTGATTGGGCGGAACAGGCAGTCATGTACCGCAAGGCAATGCTTTTCGGAGCCAAGGATGTGGCACGGGAAATCCTGATGGCGACCTCCGCGATGCAATGCAAGAGTCTTGGCAGGAGCCGCAGAATCCCTTTTGATGAGAACGTTTGGCGGCGGAACCGCGAAAGGATTTACCGTGAAGTGCTCATGGATAAATTCTCGCTTCCACATCTTAAAAAACAGCTATTGGCGACAGGGAACCGCAGAATGGTTGAAGCAAGTCCAACAGACACCATTTGGGGAATCGGGTTGCATGAGAATCATAAAGATGCGGAGAACCCGACGAAATGGAGGGGCAGTAACCTGCTCGGCAAAGTATTGACACAGGTGAGAGAAAACTTGAAGGAGGGGTGAATCATGTACGACCAAAGCGGTGAAGTCGAAGGCGTAAAATGGCTGTCTCACTACAAAGGTGGACGCAGATTCACCCTTTTTGTAGGTCAATTAGAGCAGGAATATGACTGCCTCTACGAGCCGAGATTCGGAGTGGACACGACCGATTACAATGAAATGAATTGGATTATGGGTGAAATGCATGTCGAGGCAGTCAAGAGCGGTCAAGTCGACAATGCAAAAATCGAAGCCAAGCTTGCCGAAATGGAGAGCGAAAGAATCGCCAAGCGGGAAGCAAACCTAAAAAAAGCGGAAGCGGTGCGGCGTGAAAGTGAAGAGAAATTCGAAGAATACCAAAAAAACAAAACGAAAGACACGCCGGACAGTCTCTTCTATGAGTTTATGAGCGGCTACATCAACTATCAGGAAATGATTGAAAAAATGATGAATCTGGTGAAAGCCAATACTGAATGAAGAAAGGCAGAAGAATAGAATGCTGACCATGTTATTTTCAGGGACATTTCGTAACACTCCATCATGGGGGTGCAATAAAAAAGGAAACAACATCATAGATGTTATCGAAGAAGGTGAATTGGTCGAGTATTTGGATGAGCACGAAAATGGTTGGGCAAAGATTAAATATAAGAAAGTGACCGGCTACGTGTTGACAATTGCCATCGGGGTGGAGGAAGCAGACGAGTCCTCAGCTTAATCCAAAATTCACTACAAGCAAGTAATTATTAATGGGGGAACAAATATGGGCGACTTCCACCGGGAATATTATGGGCAATGGAGTGAAAGCCGAAACCGAGAAGCTGAACTCCTTTGGCTCTACTATGATTACATGACAGAAATGTACGACCAATTCCTGCCACATGTGCCGGACCGACATGAGGAGGATGTGGTCATGGTCAGACCGGATTATCGGCACCTGTCAAATAAGTATGCAGAAAATCTCAGACGCTTCATCTATGGCGTGGCGTCATACCAAGGCATCCCCGAGGAAGACATGGAGCGGGAGCGAATGGACCGGCTGAAATTCAAGATGGGTCCAAGATTCAAAGAGTACGAACACGTTAGAGAGTATATGCCGGAAAAACTGGCATTCATCCAAGAATACCTAGAATACAAGGAATGGCAACTCCGAATGATGGGAAGGTGACTAAAATGACTGAATATTGGAAAAGATTATTCAGCAACCCGTTAATGAAGCTCATAATGGGTGCAATTGTTGTAATCGGAATAACCGTGCCCATTGCGATGGTCGGGGTGGTATTTTACTACGTGCCGACAGAAGCGACGATTGCAACGACGTTTCTGATTGTATCCTATTTGGTTGGCAATTACATATACCGGGACATAGGAAAGGAGGAGTAGCCATGGCAATGTTGCCAGAATACATGCAAGTAGAGGAAAAAATCTTCTACATATATATCCGCTTTATGAGGGAGAATATGCCGGGATTCTACTCGCAGAGTGCCATGATTGCAAACCGCATCAATTATTTTGACGGGGATGACAACATGCATGCTTATCAAGTTAGTGATTATGGGCATTTCTTCTATATAAAACGAGACGCTATGAAGGATTTTCTAAAGGAGGATACTTGATATGGATGAAAACAAGGAGTTGGAGAAAAAACTGGAGGCTGTGCAAGCCGAATTGTTTAATCAGTTGATTGTCGACTTTGAGAAGGATACTGGCACCAAGCTCCACGAAGCCAATCTCGCCTTCTTCCGGCTAGGTCATCAAGTTGGATTTAAAGACGCTATAAGACATATCACAAACAACCTTGACGAATTTATGTATGGGTGAAATGCATTTTCTAATACCAACTGAAATAGTCGGGATTAACATGGAATTGCCAAAAAAAATTTAGCGACCGAAGGGGAGAATGGAAGATGAAAAAAGCAATCGTAGGGTTATTGGCGGCACTGCTACTGGCAGGATGTACGACGGAAGCGGACACTGTATCGGAGAATCTATCGAAAGAAGCGGACTCCTTCAACGTTGAGCGTCGTGTCGTCTTCTTCAATGGCATCACCGATAAATACCTTTTGACCATCGAGGGGCGTTGCTCCCTTGGCAACAACGACGATGAGCGGAGCCTGACCGTTACATGCAGAACTGGCGAAGGGGAGTATAAGAAGCACTTCCTTGGACTATCGGACAATGTGAGCTTCTTCGTGGAGCAGACCGATGCAGAAAATGTCGACCCATACCATTATAAAGTCATCTTCCGCCCAGAGGCGATTGTGCCGGACATCGACTTGCAAACGAGCAAAGATTGATGAAGTGCAAGAAATGTGATGGGAGCGGTCATCTGTTTTACGGGTATGATGACTGCTCTTACTGCGATAGATGCGAAGGTGAGGGAGTAGTGAAAATGAAAAAGACTGTAGAATTGGAATGTCTAAAAGATTGGACAATTGAAAGTGGGACCTATTTTGAAAAAGGGAAAAAGTATAATGGGTTTGTTTATAATGATGGCAAATCCATCAAAATGATTGGCGAGTTAGGAATGGAAATTAATTTCCATGAAGGTAGCGAATATTTCAGCCTTGGCGAATTAAGAACATCAAGACCATCGAAGCCTGCGAAATCAGGAAGACCGTTAGCTTATAAGCCAAATCCTGAGCCTTCCAAAGTCATTATGACGGATGAGGATAAGAAAAGGTTAAACAAGTAGTTTACTTGCAGTATGCGGACGTAGACCGATAAGGAGTGGTTATATGCGAGTGCGATTATTAAAAAATGTTTTGGGCTATCAAAAAGAAATTCGATTCGCAGAAGGTCAAGAATTTGAAGTACACCCTGCAATCAATCGCTTCGGCATCCAAGTTTATGAAGTGGCAGAAGGTATTGAATTAGGGGTCATGCTTCACAAAAGTGATTGTGAAGTGATTTCTGAATCAAAATAGTACGCCCATAAGTCCGCGGACCAAGACCAACAAGGAGGATTGATTTTCATGAAAGAAGTTTGGGTGATTGTAAACCATAACGGGGTACTTAGAAGAGCCTATGGTTGGTTTGAGACAGAGCAGGATTGCTCGGATAAATGCGTAGAGCTACGCAAGCTAAGGGTATTAAAACCTTCTGAATCAAATTGCTATACACCACGTAACTTACTAAAAAATGATGGGCTAGGAAAGAATTAGAACTATTGGTTAAAAGTGTTCTTTTAGCCAAGAGGGGAGGTCATAATATTTTGAAAGTTTATTATTGTGATGGAAGTCAACATAAGGAATTTGAGAGATTAGGAATTGGAATAACATTCGGTGACTTCGAATATTATCATGAAATCACTGATTTTGATTATAGTAAAAACTTGCATGAAATTGAAGCGATTAAAAGAACCGTTGAATTCGCTTTGAAAAACAAGTCTGGAAATGAAAAAATCACCATTGTAAATGATGACAAATATCTTGTGGAGAGAATCCAAAGTATAAAAAACAATTTGAAAATCAGAACAGGAAAACTCAAAAGGAAACAAGAGTTTAAAGAACTGATAAGGCTTTTGAAAGAAAATGATGTTGTGGTTAGGAGTCCAAAAAACCCATACGACAGAATGCAAATAGGAAAATGCCATCGTTTAAGCAGGTCTTATATAGACAATG